TGCATCTTCTGATACATTAACTTCACTTGGATCTTTAACAACAACACTAAATGGTAATATCTTAGATGTTGGTAAACCAGTTTCAACAGTTCTTACCTGTAGTGTTAAAGGTAATTCCTCATCTTTAGTTTGCATGAATACATCAACAGATGTAATAAACACACCAGTAGTTTCATCTACACGGAAAGTTTGTGCGAGAGGGTCATAGTACTGAATACCTTTAACGACTGTTCTCTGTCCAGCAGGGCCGTCAACTCTTCTTGTAATTTTCTCATTTAGAACTCTTTGTTCTTCAACACTCAATCTTTCAATGTGTGGAGTCTTAATACTTAATACTTGTTCTTGAACAGTATCTAACTCACCTAATGATTTAAAGTTTGCTTCAGCAGATCCAGTTACAGTTCCAGAAACGGTTGAGTTTGTTGGGCTGGTAGTTAAACGAACAGTTTTTGTACCAGTTTCAAATCTTGGATTTGATTCTTTATTAGGATCTGGTATTTCAAAACATCCTTTTAAGAACCCTAAAGTATCTGTAACTAATTTTATATCTGTTACTGTTGCTTCTGCACCACTTGTTTGACCAATAAGTTTCATGTTTTTTGATACATGTCCAAGGAACGTTCCTTGAACTTGTTGTGCAAGACTGAATGTGTCTACATTTAAAATTGTAGATGATGTTGAATAAACAGTTGATATACCAGCTGCATTATCATATGGATTTAATGTTACAACTTTTGTTGGTGCGTTGTATGGGCCTTCTTTGTGATTTGGTGCAGCTAATCTGAAGGTAAATGCATCAGGAATTCCCTTTGCATTTACTGTTTCTCCAGTCTGGAATACACCACTTGTCATATTAATTTCAATTAATTTTGGTGTCACAAACCTTGTTACATCAACATTATCAAAGAAAACATAGAAACGAGTTCTAGGTTTCATGCGATGAGTTGTGATTTGAATATTTCTCTTTCTCATGAAAGGAATAATATCACGACTTAAAGTTCTATCTCCAAGAGATTGTTCAGTCATCTTTGGAGTAACTTGAAATTGAACACCCTCTCTTGATTGTGAAGTTGATTTTTCTATTTCTTGTACTCTTTGTTGAGTTTCTAGTGTAGCATTAATAATAACACCAGCTCCTTTTGGAAGCCATTTACCATTTAACTTCTTCACCATTGCATAGTTAGCAATCGCCTTAGTTTTATTAATAGTGCCTTTTGGTAAAGTTTGAGGATGAACTTTTCCTAATTTTTGAGTTTTAGTAGATTCCCACTTAACTTTTCCAATTTTTTCAGATGACCATTGTGTTTCCCATGCGCCCCAATTAACTTCACTAAATCCCGTCGCTTCATCAACTCCCAACGTTGCAATTGTATTATCATACTGAGATGTATCCACAGTTACGTTTGCTTCTACTCTCTTTGTATCCATCCAAATATCGGAATCTGGTGAAATTTCCATATCACCAGAATAGTAAACAATCAAGAATGGGTTTACGTTTTCTACTCTTGAAGCATAAATTTGCTTCAACATATCTGTTTCAGAGTAATCTAATGTTAAAAGTCTTCCTGTCTTTTTAATATTCTCTCCATCAACATCAGTAATATGATTAAGGTCTAAAGTTGGATTTGCAGTGGTTCCAATACCTATGAATGATCTAGATCCAACAACTAAATCAAGACATGTTGTGAAGTGGCCAGGTCTTAAATATCCATTCTTAGCATCAATACTTGCAGAAAAATCTGGATGTGTAATTTGATGAGCATCATGTTTTTTAAAGTTATCAACAAAGAAACCAGACTTAAATCTATTCAATCCATTTGCATCAATAATGGTTAAATTTGCAGTATCAGATTCAAGAAGAGATAATCTAGTGTAATATTCAACGTTTTCAAGTCTTTGTTCGAGTCTACCTATATCAGACATTGTGAAACGTTTATGTTTCGTGCGAGATATTTGAACTTGATTAACATTACTTGTAAAAGGAGGCAAAGAAATTTCTGCAACTTCTATTGCATCACCAATACTCTGTGGTTGTTTTGGATCATCTGATGGTACACCTTGTATGTACACAAACTCTCCAGTTTTATCTAAGAATAATTTGTCTTCTCTTCCTTGATAATAATCATAAGATACCAATAAAGTTTCATCAGGAACTAAAGGATCTGGAATATTATCTCCTTGAGATGCAAATGATCTAGATTGAAAAGCAAATGGTGAAATCGCAGATGATGTATTATATGCAGCAACTCTTGGCCTAATATCTATCAAATCGCTTACAAATTCGTTATAATTAGAATTTACAGAAATTAATTTTTTAGAATCAGTAGGATAACTTGATGCAGTGTAAAAATCTCCTGTGTCATCTGATGTCACAAAGAAGTTCTTAAATACGATCTTTAACCTATTTGTAGGCTCTTCAAAAGCTCTCTTTCTCTCAATAAACGAATAATCATAATAAGTTGGTTTCTCGTTACTATCTAAAAGATATTGATTAGTAATATTTCTATCTCCATCAGTGGTTGAAGTGACTACAGCATTAATACCAGATTTTTGTGTTTTAACAGTTTCGCCAACATCAAATGTATTTTCATTTAAGAAAACAATACCAAGTGTTGTATTATTTGGTTTTTCTACAACTACAGCTACTGCATTACTGTTTAATCCTGTAATTTTTTCACCAATAATTAAATCTGAGTTGTTTCCACTTGGCCCTGAGAATCCTGTCAAGACAAGTGATGGTAAATCTGCGTCACCATTATCATTTGATTCAATAACAGCTAATAATTGACAAGCATCTGGAACATTTAATGATATTTTTTTATCTTGAACTCTAGTTCCGAAAACAGTGCTATATGTTAAACCATCATTTGAAGTGTTTGTACCAACTCCAGATGCGGCTGATGATGAACGATTTACAATTAATACATTAGCATCATTTAACTTTTTAAGTTTATTTTTAACTTTACTCTTTAAAACTGTTGCAAATAAATTTGCCTTTCCTGATGCCCTACTTAATCCTACGAAAGTTACAGTTTTCTTATCCTCAGCTATTGTGACTTGACTTTCTTTCAATGATTCAAGAGATCCATCATTATATGATATGAGATATCTTTCTTCATCAAAAGGTTGGAAGAATAAGTCTGCACCAGCAGTAGGTGATGTAAATTGGTTATTAGCAACCGTAATATCATCATATTGTTTTCTAAGTTGAACAGTAGTTGTAGTTACATCTAAACTCTCAAGATTATTATGTCCTACAGGAGTTAAAAGACTATTTTGATCTAAATCAAAACTGGTTTTACGAAGAACTATATCATTTACATCAATGCCCGAAGTTGAGTTAAAAACGCCACCATCTGCAACAAGTGAAACAGTTCCAATACCTGTAACATTTATTGAAGATCCGTCAGTTGATACTTCAGTAACTCTATTAAATCTAGGCACTGTTTCGCCAGGCACAGTATAACTTACAATATTATTAGCAGTTATCAATCCAACAAAATTTTGACCAGCTGATGTAATAATACCAGTGTTTCCAGATGTATTACTTAATCTTAAATTGCCAGAAATTAGATTAGTAAGTTTAGTTCCATTATCAAGTAAAACATCGGCAGCAAAGGTATGCACACCAACAGCACTCTTTAATGATTTTACATCATTGAATCCAAAAGAATCAACCTTGGTGATAACTCTACCATCTTGAACACCATTAATTAAAATGGACTCATCTTTCACAAATTTACCAGTAACATCTATCAAACTAAAATCTGTTACATTAGATCCAGCAGCTCTTACAAACCCTGCTGCACCACTTCTTGCACCCTGCACATAATCTGCAACAGATAATGATGTAATTGCAGTTGCAACTTTAACATTTGTGAAAGTTTTTATATCAAATAAACGAGCTTCATATTGAGTTGTGTTATTTACATAACTTGCAGATTGTGATTTAAAGTCATAAACTCTTGCAATTCCAATTTCATCTCCAGCATTACTATCATTTCTTCTTCTTGACATTAAGGAGATTGTTGCAGTTGTTCCAATACCCAAACTTGGAGATCCAGAAATATGTTGTACAAATAGGGGATCACCAGTTGTGTAACTTACTGCTTCTTGTTCAATAGTTTTAGTTGATCTTGGTTTTGGAACATCTATAAAACTAGTAGCGATTTTTTCAATCGCATATCCCTTCACATATGCTCTTCCTGGCGATACTTGCATCACCATCAAATCATCAGATGGAATGTTGCCTTGATTTGTTTCTTGTTCTGGACTATAAATTCCTTTGTTTCCAATAGAGTCATTTAATGATTCTTTTGCAAATAGTTCAAAAGGTTTTACATAATAATCTCCAGACTCGTCATAAGTTCTTTTAGCTAATCTATCATTTAAAAGATTATACTGGGTATCTTTAACAAAAGTTTGTAACTCTCCACCTTGAACACGAGCAATTTCAATAAAGTTTTGATCATTTGTTTCATCAAGACCTTTCTTCATCAAACTAATGCTTATTTGAAGACGATCAGCGCCTGGAGCAGCAAAGTTTGTAAATCCAGATGCATTATCATTTAGAGATTCATCTTCATCAGCACTAATGAAATCTTCTTGAACATTAAATCCAATTCTATATGAAGGAAACTCACCATATTGATCTAATATTAAAGTTTCACTTTGAACTTGAGCAAAAGTTCCACGAATAAAATATACACCTTCTCCTATGGACATCGCAGATCCAATTGCGGTTGCCCCAAAAGCTAAAGTATTTGCAAATGATTCGCCTGCAGCGATAACACTTGCACCATAAACAATATCCTTATTTGCAAATAAACTTTCACCATCCTCAAATGTTTCTGTGGTAAAATCATCACCAGATTTTTCATACTTAATATAAAATGTTAAATTACCTCTATCAGAATCTTCTTTTGATAATATCTTTTTAATTGTCGCTGTTACACCTGATCTTGCACCTGTTATTCTTAATCCTACTAATTGATTTGTATATAATGATACTGGAATACCTAGAAACGCATCTTCAATTTGAACACATGTAAAATTATTATCATAACTTAGGTTGCCTGGAATTACCTTTGAACCTTCTTTGAAAAAATGAGTACCAAATTGTTCAATCTGATTCTGTAGAATCGACTGTAAGGTGCTTAGTTCTCTTGCCTGAACTGGAGATCCTGGCTTGAAAAGAACTCTGTAAAAATTTTTATTTTTATCAAAATCGTCAAAGTATGGCGATACGTTTAAATTGGTTTCCTGTGGCATGATTCTTTAAAATTCCAGTACGATCTTGATGTCTTCTTTCTGCTGTGAACTGCGAGTAACAGCAGCTCTGTTATCAACGTAAATGATATCACCGCTATATTTTTCAACCTCTGGGTTAGCAACACCTTTTACGAAACTCATCCCTAAGTTATAAGTCCTACTATTTATTGAGGTAGAAAGACCAGGCGATAGAGAAGTTCCGAAATTGGTATCTATATTTAGATTACTTGTTCCACCAAATATAGTTGTACCAGCACCAGTCGCAGGGTCAGCGTTAAATCTGAATAATTCATATCCATATGTGGGTGCAGTTCCATCTGTTGATATTGCAAGTCTACGATCTTGCCAATACTTAAGAACTCCAGTTGTAGCATCATAATTTATAACTCTACCAACGGCCGTTGAACCAATACCAATTTCTTGAGTAACCTCTGCATCAGATGTAAAGGTTGCGGTTGTTGATCCAGCACCAGTAAGTTTCAAAGCGTAAACAGCACTCGCTTTTGATAGTGTAAGTTTATTGTCAGATCCAAACGCAAGGGGATCTCTGCAAAGTCCCACACGAGCAAATTGGTTTCCTACGATAAAATCAGGGTTGGATGTATCATTTTCTAAACGAGAATATATTAGAACACGGTTTGCACCCAATTCTTTATATACATCAGCACCATGTCCATCTTGAGGTGGAATGATAACATTAAAAGCAGCGTCAGTAGAACCTGATGGATTTGATAATCCAACATCACTTAATCCAACTGTTCCAAATGTATAATTAGAACCACCGTTAGTTATTTCAACTGAGTCAATTTTACCAGCAGCGTTTACAACAACAGAACATCTACCACCACTTCCATCACCTTTGATGGGAACGTTATTGTAAGTTGCAGCAGTTCCGTAACCAACACCACGATTTGTGATTGTAACAATCTTAAGTTGTCCACTCGTTGCAGCGTTATTTCTAACTGCAGCCACGTCGTTATTAGTTGACCAGTTCTGTGGTAGAGGTATAAAACTTGTTGAATCAAATTTAATAATACTATTTGGATCAATAGTAAAGAGATACTTCCAAATATATCCGTCTCCAGAAGCACCAGCAGATCTTGGTTCTAAATCTGTGAATAATGGCTCATCAAGAGATGGTCTTCCAGATGTGTTTTCTGGATTAGTTCCATTTTGTAAACAAACATAAACTCTATAGTTTTGATTCATTACATAATAATTTGTGTCATAC